AGCCACGCGTTTGCCTCGTCGCCGAGGCGCGTCTTGCAACTCTGTGAGTTGGCGGGATCAGGGCTCCCCGTCGCCCGTTGCCGTTCAAACCTCCCCGACAACAAGGATAGTATCGTCTATTTTGACTCAGGGGTCAAGCCTCCTGAGTAGTTAAATAGAAATTAATTTAGCCGAAAAATGGCCTAGGTAAGCCATTCTTCAAATGTCAAGAACTTTATTATTCGTGGTTTATGAGGTTTTCGATGAAATCCTCGACCTGATCACGCTGTTGACTGTTCAGTCTTGAGTAGTTCTCGACCAGCCTCGGCACCCTGCGACTCATGAGCACGGCGGTCGGCAGGAAGGGCATCATCAGCACAGAGGGGTGGATGAGTAGCGCGTTGCATACCTGCTCCAGCGTGTCGAGTCTGGGGTTGTGCGTGCCCTCGAGTAGCTTGTACACCGTGGCCTGCGGCATGTCCGCCCGGCTCGCAATGTCCCTACTGCTAAGATCGTGTTCCTTCGCTATTTTCTTAAGGTTCTCACCCACTACGTTGATCAGTTCTTTTGGCTTATGGCGTGCCATCTTCCTCTCTCCTTGTCATCCCTGACATTTGTTAATTGCATCCGTTCGCGGAGTATGTAGCCTGACGCTACAGGTGACAATCCTATTCCATGGTTGCTGTCACCTTATGCTAAAGACCCCCGGCGCAACTAAGCGTACATTGAACTAATCAGGTTGGCAATTAGCTGTTTAGGGGTTCGCAATGCACGGCACGGTAGCTGAGTCTAATGATGTAAGAGGATGGTGGGCCGTGTTGGTGAACGGAAGGGTCAGGGCGGTGTTCCCACTCATGGGCGACGCCCAGATATACCTCGTGTGCCTGTTCGACGAGAACATGCTCGACAGCGCCACCCTAGTGTCTGGACTGCGTTTATAGCCCAATATGTGCCAACTATTACCAAGAAACACCGGCATAACGGGAATAGGAGTGTAGGGAATGGGATGAGGATGCTGTCACAGCCACCCGACCAAGGGTGGCGTCAGTCACTCCCCTATGAAGTGACCGGTCCTATTTCAATAGGGGAGGTCTATCTGTAGCCAGTGCAACTCTCTGGAGGCACGCAATGCCAACTAGCCCACAGCGACAGGCGCGAGTCTACGCGATCCGTGAGCACTTCAAGGCACACATCCTAATGCTTAAAGAGGAGGTAGAGGTATTCCTCAACAACCCCGTTGGGGTTGCCGGGCATCCCGACTTCTTCAAATCAATCGAGGACAAGGTCTGTGAGATTGCAGAACTGGAGGGCGCCATCGAGTCCCTCGACCGACACTTCAAATAGCCTCTCACTGATCACAGCATTAGCGTGCTGTTACCTGATACTAGCAATAGGCATTCGATAATGTTCAAGCTAAAGATTCCATCCCGGCCTGTGCGCTACGCCATCGTGTGGGCGCACACGCTGAAGAGGGCAGTAGACGACATAGAGGTCGATCTGGCCAACCTAGAGCAAGGACTGGCCGACAGGCTGGAGACGCTCTCAGCATCTATTGACGCACTCCAGCTAAGGCTGGAGCGCTACGAAGACCAGATTGTGGACACTCCCAATGAAACCAAAGCCAGACCCAAAAGAGCAGGCACTCGCAAACCTCGCGCTAAGTCGAAGGCAGGATGACCGTGGTGACGCAATGAATGATCGAGTCCCCAACGACTGGCTCGAAGGCATAGTAATCACGGTCGCGCTGTTAGCAATAACTGGCGGACTGTACTTCCTCTGGACTCTGGAGCAGGCCGCCTAATGTCTGACGAAATAGACACTGATGATGTCCAAGAAATCCCACAAGAAATGGCCATTAAACAGGACGGCGGACGTGACCCGGTAACTGGACAGTTCGTCAAGGGCTGGAAGGGTGGAGGCAGGCCGAAAGGTAGCAAAGACAAGCTGAACCAGCAGGTGATAGGCACGATGGAGCGGCTCTGGGCACAGCGTGGAGACGAGATCATGGAGCATCTGGCGACCACCAAGCCCGAGGTTCTGGCCGGTCTCGTGGCCCGTCTGATCCCCCAGTCGCTTGCCGAGGAAGCAATCAACGGTGAAGAAGCAGGGAAAGGTCAAGGTAATCAAGAGGTTACGATCAGGTTGGTGAGTCAGGCCAGTGAGCCTGCGCTACCTGAGCCAGTGATCGAGGTGGAGGGAGAGTTGTTGCCACCTGATGTGGACAACGCTGTGCACTAACCTGTGGATAAGTCTAACTGACTATAATGTGCATTTAAGGAAGTTAGATCAGCACCAAGAATCAATGACTTACGTGCGCCTAGTGAATGATAACCATTCTCATCTAGGAGCCCCGCAGGCGCCTCAGGGCTGACCGGCCTGCTGACCCCGGCGACCCCCCTGAGCATTTCGCCACCCTTTAGCATAAATAATATATACACCCCCTTCAGGAGGCCCTTGGACTGCGAGTATCGCATATGCCCCGACCTCGTCGGAGCCACTGTTATCGAGCACAGAGTCCAAGTCCCAGAAAATTCATGTGACGATTTTGTGACAGTCCCCGCGGTGGGCCTAGACGGGTGTATGACCCTGAACCTAACCACGGGCGTTTGCACCATATACGTGGGCACTCATCCGGACAAGGCCACGCTGAATCACGAGTGGAGCCACTGCATGGGCTGGGCCCACACATGGAGCAAGCTACACCAGCGCTACGAGTGGTTCCCCATGCCAGAGGTTCTGAAATATGACTTCTCGGCAAGTCGCGAGGCGAAAGAATGAATATTGACATCCCCGCGGCCTTTACGCCCCTTCTTGAGTCCTCCAAGCGATACCGAATCTGCGTGGGGGGCAGGGGCTCTGGCAAGTCGATGACGGTTGCCATGATGTGCATTCTGGAGGCCATCCAAGGCAAGAAGATACTGGCCTGCCGTGAGTTCCAGAACTCTATTCAGGAGTCCGTTCACTCTCTGGTGGCGAACCTGATCGAGCAGACGGGAGTTTCTGGCTTCACGATCACTCGGGACAGGATCGGCCACACCTCGGGCGGGGAGTTCATCTTCCGCGGCCTGAGCAGGAACATTGAGTCGGTCAAGTCGCTCTTCGGTGTGAACGTGGTGTGGATTGAGGAGGCCCAGACCGTCTCCGAGGAGTCACTGAGGGTGCTCACCCCCACGATCCGAGAGGCGGGCTCCTACTTCATCATGTGCGCCAACCCCAGATCGCAGGCGGACCCCTTCACGGAGACCTTTTTGAAGGGCCGTGAGGGCATCCTGCGCTCAGAGGGGCATTTTAGCGACGAGCTACACACAATTCTGCGGGTTAACTACGACCAGAACCCGTTCTTCCCATCGGAGCTTGATCTTGAGCGACGCAGGGACAAGAAAACACTATCCGCGGCCATGTACAACCACGTGTGGGAGGGCGAGACCCTCGACGAGGTCGACAACAGCCTCATTCTGGCCGACTGGTTCGACGCGGCGCTGGAGGTTGGTGAGCGCATTAAGTACCGCGAGTCTGGCGCAGTGGTTGTTGGGCACGATATCTCCGACACGGGGAAGGACGCGAAGGCGGTTGTTGTCAGGCACGGCGCCCGTGTCCTCGACATGGGCCTCAAGCACGATGGCACGGCCAGCGACGGCCTTGACTGGGCCCTTGACTACGTAAACAGACACCACGCGGACAACTTTGTATATGACCAAGACGGCATTGGGCTCGGGCTCGCGAGGGAGGTGGAGAGAAGCCTCGGGAACAGGAACATTACCATCTCTGGCTTCCGTGGTGGCGAAAGCCCACGCGACCCTGACGCCCTATATGACGGCCACAGGAAGAACCGCGACGCGTTTTTTAACAGAAGGGCTCAGGCTTTTTGGGATGTACGCGAGCGCTTCTGGAAGACATATCAGGCGATGGATGGCGAGATGCACGATCCTGATGAGCTTGTCTTTCTTGACGCTAGCAATCCGCTTATATCCCAACTGCGGTCGGAACTCTGCCGACTGCCGTTGAAGCCACATCAGGGCGGGAAGATCCAGATCATGCCCAAGACCGAGATGGCCAAGCCGCCGCTCAGTCTGCCATCGCCGAACCTAGCCGACGCGTTTGCCTACAGCTTCAGCGTCCAAGACTTCCTACAGGGTAGCTGGTCCAAGCCAATCGAATACCGGGAAAACTATATCTGATGATGAACGAAGAAGAGATCAAAGGCATCATCTCCAGCGAGATGGCCAACTGCTCGGGGGATGAGTTAATCCACCGCAAGAGGCTGGCTCTCGATTATTACCACGGGAGGGAGCCCAAGCCGCTCGGCATCAAGGGCCGCTCCGAGGTCGTGTCCACGGATGTAAGTGATGCGGTGGAATGGCTGTTACCTAATATTGTCGAGAGCCTCTCTGGCAAGTCCGCCAA